TGCAATATTAGTCTTGTCATATGTAAATAGCATCCCTATATATAATAGGTAAGAGGGACAAACACGGGAAATCAGGGAGATTACCAAATGACTATCATCAACGAAATCGAAGTAGGCGTTGCAGACATCGTTTTTTTTACATCGGCGTTTACTGCCCAAAACAACATTTATATCAATGAGTGCAACAAGCCATCAAGAAGTTACAACCATAAGGCTTGCTCAGACGCATTTGATCGCGCAACAGGTTACGCTAAAATGGCGATCACAACCTGCGAAGATTTAGGTCTCGACCCAGCTAAGGTTTGCCGCGAGCAGTACGATTTTTTACATTCATATAAGGCGGCGGCTTAACAGCCCCGCCCAACCAAGGGAGAATTGATATGGTTTTTCATCGTCAGGAAATCATCGAGTTTCAAGATGGCCACAAGGAGTTGATATATGTGGACAACGAAACCGGCAAGACGTTCATGCGCGACGCGACGCCAGCCGACCTTGAGTGGTGGGGGCATATGAATAAGCCGACACCTCGTTGCCCGCATGTAGAACGCCTGTTTGGCGACATGCTTAAATAGTGAGGGAGATCAGCATGAAACAGATCAGAACAGACCGCGTCAAACTCTGGTACGTCGTGAGCCATCCGTTTACGCGTCCAGTTGTCACCGGCCCGCTTTACGACAGGCACGACGCAATCGCGTTGGCTTGCAAGCGCACCGACCACAAGAGCCTCATCACGCACATATCGCGTGGCGAATCTTGGGTCGGTGGTGAGGTTGTGTGTAGCGCGTACCGGCTACACGTCAATGGCTGGACGGCGTTAGCACCAAAGACGCCTGACGCGCGTCTGGATAGACCATCAAAATATGGGAGAGGATAATGATTAAAGACACAATTTGTATGCTGTTGCTAATGGCATTTGGCTTGGCTTTTTTCACAAACATTTTCAGCTCAGAGCTGAACTTCTGGGCGCTTCTTGTGCGGTTTGGGGGTGCGGGATGATCGTTTATCTTGCGACCAATACGGTCAACGGTATGCAGTATGTTGGGCTGACTACGATGTGCCTTGGGCGCAGAAAAACTTACCATTTTGATGCGTCTAAAAAGGGTAGGGGCGGAGAAAACACTATTGCCTTCGCAATCAGGGAATATGGCAAACAAAGCTTTTTGTTTGAAAAAATAGACACTGCAAAGACTGTTGGTGAATTGCAAAAGAAAGAATGTTTTTGGATTGAAAAATTAAACACTATGTCACCAAACGGCTACAATGTCAGGGGCGGTGGAACGTTAGGCATGTGCAAGTGGAGCATGCAGCCTATTGAGGCTTTTGGCGTGAAGTATCCGTCTATAAAATCTTTTTATGAGGCCTTTCCTAATGTGTCTTATCCCACGTTATCAAGAAGGATAAAAAATGGATGGCCTCCAGAAGATGCCTGCACAAAGCCATTGCAAAGAATGAAAACTGGCAAAAAATATCCGCAGCTTTTAAGTGTTGCAAAGAAAACAGGTATAAATTATTCGACGCTTGTAAGTCGATATGAAAGAGGGAAAAGAGGTAAGGAGCTAACCTTGCCTTTGGTCAACGCCGCCAAAAAAATTGAGATAAACGGCGTTATTTTTTCTTCTTATCGTGAAGCCGGAAGGTTTCATAATATTCACCATAGTTCATTCGCTTAAAAGCAAGGGAGACTAACTAATGGACACAACTAAACATCTTAAAATCATCAAGGATATGGATGAAAAAATTATGAACGGTGAGCGCGTATGCGCTGACCTTATCCAGACGCTGACTGCGTTGCGTGATGTGGTGGCTCAGTCTGAGGCGCATAACAGGAAAATGGCTGACCGCATCAACGCAATAAAGAAACAGGCGGATGAGTGGCACGATCACGCCAGTCAGTTAGAGTCAGAGCTAATGGAAGAAAAAGCTATCCTCAGAGTTGCCCATCGCCACTTCACAAAAAGAATAAATGTTGCCAACCGTCGCGTTGGCATCTGGAGATCAAAAGTTGAACGCCTAAAAGCAAATGGAGCAAAATAATGGTAGGTAAAAAGACACCCGACGACATCGTCACAGCATCACGCATACCGTTGTTGCTTAACGCGTCGCCATACGGCACGCCAAACGACTTGCTGGCTGAGGCACTAGCCTCAATTGAAGGCAAGCCAAACCCCAACCCATTCAACGGTAACGAAGCCTGTGACTGGGGAGATGCCTTGGAGGAAGTTATCCTCACCACCGCCGCTGAGCGGCTCAACCTGACCGACCTGAAGCTGGAACACGACGCCATCTTTCACGACACGCTACCGTTTGCCGTGTCGCTTGACGGCACGGCTGACGGCGGGCTGGGGCATGAAGTCACCACTGATCCGTCAAAAGGCATCTATTGCGTTGACGGCGCTGTCTGGGTTGACGGCGTGGGCGTCTTGGAGAGCAAGCTGACCAGCAGTAAGCCAGAAGACCGGCCAGCGCCTCACAGGGGGCCGCTACAGTTGCAGGGGCAATTGATGGCGACCCAAAAAACGTGGGGGGCTGTGTGTGTCTTATACGGCGGTGTGGAGCTACGCATCTTCCTATATCAGGCAAACGCTGCGGTGCAGTCGCGCATCACGGATGAAATCGAGGAGTTTGAGCGACGCAAGTTCGACGTTGACTGGTATCCGATCCAGTCCAGCTCTGACGGCAATACCGCCTATCCGCATGTCGATGACGGCGCACCGCCAATCACGCTTGAGGGCGAGGACAACGACTGGCTGGCTCAGTTGGTCAACGCCAAGGACGCAAAGCGAGCCGCTGAGGGCGACATTGACGAAGCTGAGGCTATGCTGAAAGAACGTATGGGCAGCCACGATGAGGCGGTCGGGATGGTCGGCAATCGCTATTACTATGTCAAATGGCCAATGCGCAACTTCAAGGCACAACCGGCCAAGACGACACCGGCCAAGCCCGCACGGATTGCGCGGCAAGGCACGCTGACAATAAAGGAGGCGCGTGATGATTGATGTGCCGCTGACAAAGAAGCAGGCGGAGCTGCGGATTCTGATTGACCGCATGACCCGCCGGTATGGCTACACGCCAACCATCAATGAGCTATCGCAAAAGACCGGCAAGAGCTTCAGCCAAGTACACCGGCTGATGACCGGACTGGTCGAGCGTGGCGCGGCTGAGAAGGTGGCCGGTAAAGCCAGAGCGTTTAAGCTTCTCTGACAAATATCGGCCTCGCCCTTGGGCGGGGTCTTTTTTTACTCGACAGGGGTTGATATTAAAGTGATAGCACATTATATTTAGAGGGTAACAAGGGAGATTGATATGACTTTCATTATGAACCAGACAGCTTGGGAAGCCGGACGCGAGGCAAGCATCAAGGCCAACGCATCTATTGGACGCAATAAGCGTTGGATCGCTGAGGATGAGACGCGCAAAGAAATCGAGCGTTTTGTGCTTGGTGGCGGCAGTGACTTTATTGCCGCTATGCGCGACGCGCTGCATGAGTGGGGCAGGCTGACAGAGAGCCAAGAGGCTGCTGTTCGCAAGGTTATGGCGCGCGAAGAAAAACGCGAAGCCGAGCGCACCGCAGAGTGGGAAGCCGCAGCAGATTGCCCAGAGGGCCGCGTTGAGGTGACTGGCGTTATTATTTCGACTGACATTCGCGACACTTCGTTTGGTATGCAGTGGAAGATGCTGGTGCGCGACGATAGCGGCTTTAAGATTTGGGGTTCAATCCCATCAAAGCTGCATGAGCCAGCCGAGGAAAACGGCCAGTGGATTACCGGCCAAGAGATGAAGGGCAAGCGCATCTCATTTACTGCGGCAATCACGCCAAGCAAGGACGATCAGAAGTTTGGGTTTTTTAAGCGCCCAACAAAAGCAAAGCTGGAGGATTAAGTGAAAACAGAACACCTAAAACCCGACGACCTAGTCAGCGTGACTGGCCCCAAGGGCAGGCTGGTGACAGCCTTGGTCAGGCGGGTCGAGCGCATTGACGATGAAAGCTACAACGTCGTCTTTGAGGATATGCAGACCGCTGACAGGTTTGACTATCAATATCTATACAAGTGAGATGAGGGGGCGGTTGCCCCCTTATTTTTTACCGAAAAATTTAGCCGCAGAACGCGTCGCAAAGCTGGCTGAGACGATAACGCCAAGGGTATATTGATAATACTCCGGCATAGCCTCAAGAGCCGCAAAACCCTCAGATACTATGTGCCTACCCCAATCACCGCAGAAGGCTAGGATCAGGGGGATGCTAAACAAAATTGTAAGCCACTCGTCTTTCCAGCTTGCCGCGCTTGCGTCGGCCATTTTGAGATCCCAGTCAATCTCTCCAGTGGCCTTTTTTTCCATTATGGTGGCCTCTGCCTTAGCCTTGGCTACCTTTGCGCCTGTCTCCGCCTTAGCGGTCTCCACACGGCCTTCTAGCCACGTTCCGGCAAGGCTGGAGATTGGGCCTAATAGTGCTTGGATCATTTCTTCGCCTCCGAGTTTAAAAACACTGCCAAGCTGCCAGTCATAGCCCCAGTAACCACGCTAATCAGGCTGGCCTGCTGTGTCGACAAGTCTGGCATCGCGAGCGCCCACTCAATGCAGCGCACATAAACTACCGTCATTGTGAAGATCATTAAGCGAGGTATAATTTTGTATTCAAGAAGAACCTTACTCATCAGCCAGCGCCCTAAATCTTGCGGTCAAACGCTTGGCGCGATTAGGTGTTTGGTCAAACCAGCGGCTGTCCTCTGCCTCGGCGGCGACTGTCAGCCACGCTTTCGGATCGTCCATTGCCTCAGCCACTGCCGCCCACATCTTTACGAACTTCGAGCATCTCGGGTATCCGAGCTGAAAGCACATATTGCAAAGCGCCAGAGCCGCGTCAGGGTAACGCTCGTCCAACTCATTAAAGTTGATATCGAAAATTCCGCATATCCGCACACAATCCTCAATCGTCACAGCGATATCGAGATTAAAGCGCTGGCGCACACGATCCTCAGAAACAGGCGTGCCAACCGGCAGGCCGTAT